GTTAGGCGGCGTATTCGAGGTTTTCCACCAGCACGGCAGCGCCGTACTCTTCAACGATATAGTCGATATTTTTGGACTGGTAGCTCTCGATTTGGTCGCGCTCGGGCGCGTCTTTAATGTGGCGACGCTCGCCACCGGTCTGATAGTAGATAGACAGGTTTTTCAGCGGGGTAACAAGGATGGTGTCGGCCGGGAAATTGGGCACATACATCACGGGCAGGCCGCCGAGGGTGCGTTTCTCGCTCAATCTGCCGCCGGCCTCGATTTCGGTGGCTTTGTCGCCGCTGGCATTGACGATGCGCAGGTATTTGTCGCCCACGGTGCGGCGGGATGCCAGCACGACAAAGTCGGTGCGGTCAGCAAAACGCTCGTCCATCATTTCGTTGAGCACGTCGGTTACGACGGCATCGAGGTTTTTATAGTCGGGGGCGCCGGGGCCATATTTAACCGCCTGCTTGGTGGTGCCGATTTGGCCGGACTGCCAGCCCATCACGCGGGTTTGGTTCTCTTCGCGCATTTTTTGCAGCCAGCCTTTGGCTACGTCCTGCAGCAGCGGATTGCTGGCAAAGTCGCTGTCCCTCACGCGTTTCTTGCCGTTGACGCCGATGGTTATCAGGCTGATGGCGATGGATTCGGCAATTTTCTTGTTGATGCGGGCGGGGAAATCTTTGGCTACGGCTGCCCAGCCGTCGATTTCGTCGTAGCGCAGCGCCACGTCGAAGTTGGTTTTTTCGAGCAGGTATTTGCGGCTGCTCAAGCTGTGGATGCTGCGCGGGCTACGGGTTTTGTTGGCAGCGGCGGTGTCGGTGTTGGAGCCGATGAGGCCGCTGGAGAGGCCGATGATTTCGCCGATTTTTTCGGTTTTGCCGATGATGTTGATTTTTTGCAGCAGCTCGCTGGACAGGGCGATTTCGTCGTACATCTTCTGCACGGCGGCTGGCTCGACGGCAAAGTCTTTGCTGACTTCGTCTGGAGTGATGTGGTTGGCGGCGGCGACGGCGCTAAACAGGCTGCCGATGGCAAGAGTTAATTGAGTTTTGCGCATGATTTAGTCTTTCGTATGGTTTGATGTGGCGGTTTGGGTGTGGCAGTTTCAGGTAGCCTGTTGTTTACCAGTAGACGGTTGGCGTGGGCTCGCCGCTGCCGGTGTGCTCTTGGCGTTCGCCTGCGGCGGGCTCGGTTTCGAGGCGCTGTTTCAGATTGTCAAATTCCTGGCGCAGTTTTTCATGATTGGCGGCCAGCTCGTTGTAGGCTTTATCGTCGGCCTCCTGTTTGTCGAGCAGCTTTTGCACCAGCTCGGCGGCGGCTTGGTATTCCTGGCGCAGTTCGGCAAGGGCTTGGCTGTAGTCTTGCGGCTGTTCCACAGCGGGCTGGGCAGGCTGGGTTTCCGGCTGCTCGGGTTTGTGGGCAGTGGTGAATTTGGCAAGCAGGCGGGCAAACAGGCTTTCTGCACCGGCTTCGGTGAGCGGTTTGTCGGCGGTTTGAGTTGGCGCTGGGTTCGGGTTTTGCGGCATGACGGTTTCCTCAAGTAGGCGGTAGGCGGAAAAAACGGTTTGTTGGCTGCCGGCTTGTTCGGCGGCGCGGGAAAAATTGGCGGTGGTGCCGAGGCTGGCGGGTGTGTCGGTGATGGCGAGGCCGACGAGGTAGGCTTTGCCGGTGTCGGCAAAGGGACGCACGATCTCCATGCTGGTATAAATCTTTTTGCCCTCATCCCACAGTTTTTGCAGGGCGGGCATCACGGCGAGCTTGGCGAGCAGTGCGGTTTTGCTCGGGTCTTTGTGCCACGGTTCGGTTTTGAGTTCGAGCACATCGCCATATCCGCCGGCATAGTCGGGCAGCAGGAAATTGACGTGCTCGAGGTTGATACGGGCGCCGTAGATTTCGGGGTCGTATTGCGCGGCCATTTCCTCCAGCTCTTGGGCGTTGATGAGGCGGCCGTCGATGGTGTCGCCGGAAACGCCGACAATGCGCCAATCGGTGGTGGTGGCTTTGTTATCGGGCATGGTTTGGTCTCGCTGTCTTGGGTGTGCGGCTGGTTGGCGCGTAATAAGATGCGGATAGTTTGGCGGCAGCGGGTGGCGTGGTCTATCCGCTGTTGTTTTGAGGGGCTTTTTTACAAATGCGGGTTGATGCCAGCAGTCGCAAAACGGGCGATTGTTGGCTTTATTTGTTTTTGATACCGCCGACACATGAGCAGACAACACACTACCCCGCCGCCAGCTGCGGCGATTGCCAGCAACCTCGACCCGCGCATTCAGGCGCGGCTGCTGTATTGGCAGGGCTGGCGCATCTCCGACATTGCCCGCCTGCTCGGGCTCAAGCCGCCTGCTGTGTACAGCTGGAAAAACCGTGACAACTGGGACGGCGGCACGCCGATGCAGCGGGTGGCGGCCAGCGCGGAAATGCGGCTGCACCAGCTGATTAGTCGGCCGAAAAAATCAGATGCGGATTACAAAGAGATTAAACAGTTGTTTGGCTTGATGGGCGGGCAGGCGCGCAAAGATGCTGCGCCGGAAGTGGCCGAACTGGGCGAGGTGTTGCCTGATGCGCCGAAAACGGCGGATGAGCCGCCGAAGAAAGGTAAAGGGCTGCGCATGGTGGTGGATCACGGGCACCCAATACCGACTATCGACAACCCGCCGAAGCCGCCGCGCGAAACACGGGAGCGGGTGCCGAGCAACCGCAAGCCGGAGCCGAATTTTTTTACTGCCGAACAAATCACACAAGCGCAACAAATCTTTTTGGAGCAGCAGTTTGGCTATCAGCGCGCTTGGTGGAATAACAAGGCGCGTTTCCGCAACACGCTCAAAAGCCGCCAAATCGGGGCGACCTTTTATTTTGCGCGCGAGGCATTGGTTAATGCGCTGACGATGGGCAAAAACAAGGTATTCCTGTCAGCTTCGCGGCGGCAGGCGTTTCAGTTTAAGCAGTACATGATGGATTTGTCGGAGATGGTCGGCGTAGAGCTCAAAGGCGACACCATCCGCCTCGGCAATAACGGGGCCAAACTGCATTTCTTGGGCACCAACAGCCGCACCGCGCAATCGTATAACGGCGATTTGTATGTGGATGAGTATTTTTGGATTCCGGATTTTGACGAGTTATCCCGGGTGGCAAAGCCGATGGCTTCGCAAAAGCGATTCCGCATTACTTATTTTTCGACGCCGTCTTCGACCTCGCACCCTGCTTATCCGTTTTGGTCGGGCGAGCACTTCAATCGTGGCCGACCGGATGCCGAGCACATCAAGCTGGACGTATCGCATGCGGCGCTGGCAGCTGGGCGCGCCTGCGAGGATGGGCAGTATCGGCAAATCGTAACCTTGGATGATGCCATTGCCAGCGGTTGCGACCTGTTCGACCGCGACCAGCTGTTGCTGGAAAACTCGCCTGAAGAGTTCCGTCAGCTTTTCATGTGCGAATTTGCGGAGGACGGTAGCAATGTGTTTAGTTTCGAGCTGTTGCAGCGTTGTGCGGTGGATTCTTGGGAAGAGTGGCGCGATTTTTATAAGCCGTTTGCGGCGCGGCCGGTGGGCATGATGCCGGTGTGGATTGGTTATGACCCGACCGATTCGGGCGATGCGGCGGCGTTGGTGGTGGTGTTACCGCCGCGCGTGGCCGGAGACAAATTTAGAATCATCGAGCACACCATGCTGCGCGGCAACAATTTCGAGGAGCAGGCGGCGTTTATCAAAAAGACGACCGAGCGCTACAACGTCCAGAAGATTGTGGTGGACAAGACGGGGCTGGGGGCGGCGGTGCTGCAACTGGTACAGGGCTTTTTCCCTCCTGTTATCGGAGTGCAATACTCGCTGCAGGAAAAGTATTTGATGGTTAATAAGATGCACTCGCTCTTGCGCGACCGCCGCGTGGAATGGGAACTGGATCACAAGGATATTACGGCGGCGTTTTTGAGCATCCGCACGGTGGCGACGGCCAGCGGCAAGCATGTTACTTATGCCAGCGGGCGCTCTAATGAATTGAGCCATTCGGATGTGGCTTGGGCGGCGCTGCAGGTGTTTTATCAGGAGCCGTTGGACGGGTCGCTGGCGACCGGCGGCGGCGATGTAGATATTTTTTAATGGAGCAATGCTATGAGCAAAGTAGATGTTGATGTATTTAGTTTTGAGGATTTGCCCGGCGAGCATGGGTTATTTGACTTTTTAGGCTGCCTGAATAACGGGGTGTACTACGAAACGCCGGTGAGCTGGTTTGATGTGGTGCGCCTGCTGGATCAAGGGGTGCATCATGCCTCTGCTATCCAAGCCAAAATCAATATCCTTAAGGTAACGTTTGAGCCGACCAGGTATTTGTCGCGGGCGGAATTTGAAAAGCTGGCGTTTAATTATTTGGTGCTGGGCAACGGCTACCTGGAAATGCAGCGCAACCGTTTCGGGGAGGTGATCGGGATGAAGAGCAGGCTGGCACTGTACATGCGCCGCACATCCAATCTTAAGGATTTTGTCTATTTGCGCAATGATGATTTCGGAGTGGATTACGAAAAAATCAGCGGCAAGCAAATCGTGCATATCATGCAGCCTAACCTTAAGCAGGAGGTGTATGGGATGCCGTACTACTTGGCGGCGCTCAACTCCGTCGACCTCAACGATAGTGCAACCAAATTCAGGGTGCGTTACTACAAAAATGGCTCGCATGCCGGGTTTATCCTGTATGCCACGGACAACCAAATTGATGATGATGGCTGGGAAACTGTCAAGCAGCAACTCCGAAATGCTAAGGGCAACGGTAACTTTAAAAACGTGGTGCTGCGCTCGCCTGGCGGCAATCCCGACGGCATCAAGCTGATTCCGATTGCGGAGATCGCGGCCAAGGATGAGTTTTTGAATATCAAGTCTGTGAGCGCCGAGGATATGCTGGCTATCCACCGCGTGCCGCCGTCGCTGATGGGTATCGTGCCCAAAGCAACCGGCGGGCTTGGCGATGCGATGACAGCGGCCAAGGTGTTCGCCCGCAATGAGGTAACGCCATTGCAGCAAACATTTATCGACATCAACGAGCGGCTTGGGTTTGAGGTGTTTAAGTTTGCACCCTATGCGATAGAGCCACAAGCAGCCTGATACTCTGTTCTCTACCAGCAAAATCAGCTCCGATTTTTTCGGAGCTGATTTTTTTATTTTCACCACCCTGCAGGCTTCGCCCGCGCGCTCCCCTCCCGCCTGCCCGGCGTTCAAAAAATGAGTAATTTTTATGCAATCCGCCAATATAGGCAAAACCTAGAGCCATCTTGCTTTTGATAGATTTTTCTATGCTCAAAATCTACGCATATTTATTCAATATTAATCAATTTTATGCTTAATTATGCTGCCCATATCAGGTGCTCTCATTTTGTTCTACGCCCATTTTATTTTTCTGTTAAAATCAATGATATTCGTAAGGCTATTTTTTAGCTTGTGTAGATTTTTTCTAATCGCAAGCATTTGTTTATAAATGGATGCCTAGTAGACTCAAAA